TCTGATAGTTTTTTGAAAAAGTCTTTAGCGATGGTCATTGCGTTTATTTATAATCGGGTTTCCAATAAAATATTTTAATTTTATCGAACTAAATACAGTAAGGAGCAACGATCTGTGACAGTCACTAATGTAGGATATTCCACCGCAGTTTTTTATTACACGCAAAGACAGATCGTTGTCCTATTATCAGGAAACAGTCCGAGGGCCTTTATGCCAGTATATGCAAAAACAATGAATCTGCACAAAGGTGTAGATAACAAACTACAGTTTCAGTTCTTGAACCAAGAACAGAAGCCAGTCGATATCACAGGCAAGGAAATAACTTGTCGAATATTGAACTATGACGGCACACAAGTCTTGATCAAAAAGGCTTTGACGTTACAATTACCCTTGACTGGTATAGCATATCTACAATTGAATGCGGCAGAGATCGAGGATATCCCTGCTCAGATGTGCCATTATAGTTTAGAGATTCCTGTAGACCAATTTGGATATCCTGTATTCGTTGACCCTGCAGCCGGCGCTAGGGGTAAGATCAATGTAGTCAATAGCGTGTTACCAAGTTTCGTACCTAGCGAGATCGTGACCATACCTACTGGTCAACCCTTTCCTAACGTGGATGCTAACAACAGCATCGATAATGTTTTACCTAATGCTGTGACATATTACAGTTCGGTAATCAATACACAGGACAATCCTGTATTGAGCATACAAGCACACCTATTTGAGTATAATGGTGATGTGGCTATAGAAGGAACATTCAATAGCCAATTAACAGATTGGTATCCAATCACAGCGAGTGAGTTCTTGGAGACAACTGAAACAGTTGGTTTCACTATCAAAGGCTTTCATCCATTCATAAGAATGGCATTCACAAGCAACACGGGCGCAGTATCAAATATTTTGGCAAGATAAGTTGCCGATACACTTTGTTTTTACGCACGTTGGTGATATAATTACAATGTGTTTGATATACTCCAATTAATCTCAGGTAAGAAAAAATTAACGCAAAGTGGCTGGCACAGTTTCAATGCTGTGTGTTGCCAATATCGCGGTCACACGCCTGATCGTAGAGGACGAGGCGGCATCAAGTTCGCCAACGCCGACAACTGGAGTTATCATTGTTTCAACTGTGGCTTCAAATGTGGTTTCACATTAGGGAAGTCATTGACGAAAAATACCAAACAACTATTATCATATCTAGGTCTAGATAAAGAACAGATAGACAGATATAGTTTTGAAAGTCTACAACATAAAGACTTGTTAGATTTTGTTAAGGTCAAGCGCGAAAAGAAGAAAGTTAAATTTAAAGAGATGCCATTACCAGAGGCACAATTGATCGATATCGATAATACTGACCATGACGTTTTCGTGCAATATCTAAACAAAAGAAAAGTAAGTATAAAAGATTATCCATTCATGTGTACGCCTGACGAAGAAGGTAGGCAGGCGAATCGCATAATCATTCCATTCACGTATGAGCATAAGATAGTAGGACATACCAGCAGATATCTTGACGATAGAAAACCAAAGTTTATAAGCGAACAGCAACCTGGATATCTATTTGGTGTCGATCTACAAAAAAGTGAATGGCAAGTATGCATCGTTGTCGAAGGCATATTTGATGCATTAAGCATAAGTGGTTGCGCACTCACTACAAATGGAATCAGCGATGAGCAAGCAGAGATATTAAAGAACCTTAATAAAAAAATCATAGTAGTTCCCGACCAAGATAAAAGCGGAATGGATGTGATAGATCGCGCATTAGATTTAGGGTTCTATGTCAGCATGCCAGAGTGGGACATCGGAGTGAAAGATGTCAACGATGCTGTGATAAAATATGGAAAACTACCTACACTACTAAGTATCTTGCAGTCAGCAACGAACAGCAAGATCAAGACCGAAATAAAGAGGAAACAACTTGATAAACGACTACAACATTGATGTACAAACATTATTTTTGAGGATGATGGTCACTAATGCGGAACTATATACCCGTGTCATGAATATTATGAATCCAGCAAACTTTGATCGCAGACTGCGACCAGTGGCTGAATTCATCATAGAGCATAGCAAGAAATATAACGTTATGCCTGAGCCTATTCAGATCAAGGCTACAACTGATATTACTATTGAGCGACTAGAAGAACTTGATGATGGTCATTATGACTGGTTCTTAGAAGAATTCGAACAATTTACTAAACGACAAGAACTTGAGAGGGCTATTCTTAAGAGTGCTGATCATCTTGAGAAGGGCGAGTATGGGCCTGTAGAGAAACTAATCAAAGATGCAGTTCAGATTAGTCTACAGAAGGACATGGGCACAGATTACTTTGCTGATCCTAAAGCACGATTGATGGCATTGAAATCTAACAATGGACAGAACAGCACAGGCTGGCCTACACTTGATAGTAAATTATATGGCGGGTTCAATCGAGGTGAACTACAAATCTTTGCAGGCGGTAGTGGTTCAGGTAAGAGTTTGATCATGCAGAACCTAGCAGTCAACTGGGTACAGAATGGACTCAGCGGCGTGTACATCACACTTGAATTGAGCGAAGGTCTTTGTTCAATGCGTATTGATAGTATGATGACTGACACAAGCAGCCGTGAGATTTTCAAAGATATCGATAACGTTGAGATGAAGGTCAAGATGGTCGCTAAAAAGTCCGGTCAGTTGCGCATCAAATATATGCCGGCGCAAAGTAACGTTAATGACTTACGAGCATATGTCAAAGAACTACAGATACAGACAGGTATGAAGGTAGACTTTTTGTGTATCGACTATCTTGATTTGATCATGCCAGTTAGCGCAAAGGTCAGCCCCAGCGATTTGTTCGTCAAAGACAAATATGTATCAGAAGAATTGCGTAACTTGGCTAAAGAGTTGAATGTACTATTCGTCACAGCCAGTCAATTAAACCGTAGCGCAGTCGAAGAAATTGAGTTTGATCATAGTCATATCTCAGGTGGTATCAGTAAGATCAATACTGCTGACAACGTGTTCGGTATCTTTACAAGTCGCAGTATGCGTGAGCGTGGATTATATCAGATACAGTTGATGAAAACACGTAGTAGTTCAGGTGTGGGTCAGAAAATTGAACTCAAGTTTGATGTGGATACATTGCGTATCACAGATGACGGGGAAGATAACAATTATAAACCTCAACCTACTGGAAATCAATTGATGAATCAGATTAAAACAACAAGCCAGATAAGTTCACAACCCGATAAAGTAGACCCTATAACGGGAGAGATAGAACCCGATCAAAATAAGGTCGTGGCCGACGTTCAAAGCACTAAACTGAAGAGTTTGTTAGCATCATTAAAGAAATAAAAAGACCCTATTCCAGATAAATATCTATATGGAAAAGCGTACTAAAACCCTTTTGGAAGAGTTACAGGCCATAGGCAATAATCGTGATATGGGGCATGTGATAGAAAGCAGAGCCCACAATGTCATAACCAGCGCCATCAATTTGATAGAATTGATAGGCCGTAACTATTCTGCTGAACAAGCAGAGTTATTAGAGAGAAAACTGCTCGGGGCTATCAAGTCTAAAGATGCACGTAGATTTTCCAAGTCATTGAGGAAAAATCATGAAAATTAATGAGTTGAATATGTTTCAAAACTTGCTAGGTCGCGCCGGCGAGTTCGGTGGTAAAGCACCAAACACAGCGGGTGTAGGTTCTGCTAAGGCTAGAGCAAGCAAGTCAGGGTTAAGTTCAGAAGATCAACTTACACAGGACATCTTTGTTAAGAAGTTTGTTACTAGAGGTCTTAATAGCATCAAAACAGCAGTTGAACAGGGTATAGTAGATGTTAATGCAGGAAGATCACCTGCTCCTAATGCCGCCCCAGCAGCCGGATCACAGACTCCGGCGCCAGGTACACAACCAACTCCGGGTCCACAATCTGCACCTGGCACAACAGGTACCGATCCTAATGCTTCTATCAAGAAGGGAAAATCACCCGGCGATCAAGCAGTTAATACAGGTCAAAAGCAAGGTGTCGCAAAGCCAGAGATCGACCAGAATGTAGACAAGATCGTTAGCGCAATGAGACAATTACAGCCTGCAGGAACTAAACCACTTCCTCCTGAGAGCAAGATGGCAAAAGAAATTGCAGCCGATATGGGCAAGGTATCATTAAACAAAGACTACTTACTCAGAGTAGGCGACAGAATACTTAAGGCTAATAATGCTGGATACGATGTAAAAGATTTACACAAACAATTCATGGGTCAACATGCTAAAGGCGTGAAGATGAAGTCGATACAGGAACAAAGAATGTTCGACATTCTAGTACGACTTGTACATGAATCCAGATTCAGACAACAGGTTCGTGAATCAGGTCATGATCCTCAAATCGTCATCACAAAATTTAGAACTTTATTAGAAAATAGTACCAATGAAGGTATCATGGATAAAGTTAAAGGATTCTTTAAAGGTAAACCAGCGGCACAACCTGCCGCACAAGCACAAGCACCAGCACAAGCGGCTGCGGCTCCGGCTGCACAGGGTTCTGGGGCTCCAAGTCTTGGACAGTGGTTCAATGATACATTTATGAAGAACTTCTTAAGAGGTATCGATTTGTCTGCGGCTATGCCACAGATACAAAAGATTCTTGACAATATGGGTGCAAGTTATAAGGCTGGTACTATTGCAAAGGATCTACAGAATATTGCTATGATCGCATTCGCACAATCTGATATGGGCAAGACTCAAGACAGAGATCCTAAACCAGCATAAAAATGAAATTCAATAACGAACAGGAATTCTTTCAGCATGTTAGAGAGTCCCTTGCTAGATTAACTGCCGAACATCAAGCATTAATCGAAGCAAAAGGACATCTAGACCATCCTGAAGATTTAGTAGTTCTTGATGGTACTGCTGGCGCTAATCGCGCACTCAAGGCGATACAAGATACAGCAAAGAATCCTAAGACTATCACTATCAAGTGGGATGGATATCCTGCATTGATATTTGGACATGGGCCCGATGGTAAGTTCAGCATCATGGACAAGCACATGTTCAATAAAAAAGACGGTGCAGGTAGACAAGTTTATAGTCCAGAACAGTTCATACAATATGATCAAGCAAGAGGTGTAGACCGTGGTGACCTTAATACTCTCATTACAAACATCTGGCCCGGTTTGCAGAAAGCAAGTCAAGGAACTAAGGGCTATTACTGGGGCGATTTGTTATTCGGCAAACCGCTCAAAGATGAAAAAGGTTTATACAAATTCAGGGCGAATCCTAACGGTATAGCATATACTGTAGATGCAGATAGCGACATAGGTAAACTATTAGCAGGTAAGATAGCGGGAGTAGCAGTACACCAATATTTACAACCAACTGCCGCTACTACTGATGACGCTACGCCATTAAATGGTACAATAGGTCAGTTAAAGAATAATAGCGATGTCGCTATAGTTCCTAGCGCGATGCCCACTACACCATCAGTTAAACTAGATGCTACATTAGTCAACAATGTTAAATCCGCTATAACTAAAAATGGAAAAGCAGTAGAGCAATTGATGACTACTGCGCCGCAGGCTAGAAACACATTCAATCAACTGTTTACGACATTCATCAACAAGCAAATCGTAGCAGGAGATGTCAGCAATCTAAGTCAGAAGTTCATGGACTAT